GTAGGTGATGGTCAAGGTCCAGCTACATTGGTAGTCAAAGAAGCTACGAAGAAAGGTTATACAGAGATTGAAGAGGGTGGTTGTTTTGATTTGACCTATCCTAATAGTAAAACACGTAGAGGTCGTAACATGAAAGACAAGTCTAATTGTTTGACTTCAGGTAAATACGACTACATGGTGTTTGAGAATAAATCTGCTACCAAAAACGATAAAGCTTACTCACTTACAGCAAGTTACAACGGGGCGGTAGCATGGAATTCTATTGAACGTAAGCAACGAACCATGATACCTGTTAGTCAATGTGACGATGACGATCCTAATGTAGTAGATGGATACCGATATAGAAAACTAACTCCCGTAGAATGTGAAAGGTTGCAGACTGTACCTGACAACTACACTAACCACGTTTCCAACAGCCAACGATACAAAATGCTAGGTAATGGTTGGACTATTGATGTTATTGCACACATTCTAAAAAACATGGATGTTGTTAAATAATTTATTACATTGCATCTTTTAAAATCATATACCTGAACTTGTTCACACTCATAGCGGAGGGTAAGAGTGCCTGCTGGGTGTGGGCGAGGGAAGGTTTCTGTTATGGAAAATTTTAGAGATATAATATTAGCTTTGATTGGTGCGTTGGTTGCACCGTTTACGCTAATGTTTGAACTCATTAGATATATTGTTAAATTAATAAAAAAGCACAATGGCTAAAAAAGAAAGAACATTAAATGAGTATCGTCAGTCTAAGGACTTTGGGTACAAAACAAAGCAGTTTACAGAGGACGTATGCACAGGGCAAACTGATAAAGTTAGTGAAAAGATTACTAAAATTATAGATCAATCTGTATTAAAATTAAACCACGGCACTACCCAAGAGAAGATGATGGCAGTAGGATGCATACAATTAATTAACGAGATTGAGCAAATGATAAAGCTATGCCCAAACAATGCTAGTTTAGGAAAAAGTTTCCGAAAAATATTTGCAAATAAAAAATAATTATAATACTTTTGAAAGACAATTAGAACTTATGGAGAGAACAAAAGACGTATGGGCACAGACTCACTATCCGCCCACCGAAAATGAAATAAAATATAATAAAATGATCCTGGATTACAATGAATTCGATGTGATTGTACAAGATGTAATGGAATTAACTCACACCAATGACACTGAGTTGTATTCTAAGACTAAGGACAATCATGTAACTTTTTCAAGATATCTTATATACTACTTAGCTAAAGAAACTAATCATCGTTTGAATAGCATAGTAAGATACATGAAAGGCAAAGGTTTCGACACTACGCCATCAACAGTTGTGTATGGTATCAAACAAGTAGAAGAGAAGATAAAACAAGACGAGAAACTACAAGGCTACGTGTCTGAGTTTTTAGTGAGAAACAAATAATAACCCCTAAATATATATATATGGCAACATCAACAAAGTCAGTATTTGACAAGCTTTCTGCTGTAAAAGTTGCAGAGAAAGTAGAAAAGAAAGGTCAACTATCTTATTTATCGTGGGCTCATGCTTGGGCTTATGCTAAGAAGTTGTACCCATCGTTAACTAGAACTGTTTATGAAACAGAAGATGGTATGAATTACTTTACGGATGGTAACACAGCTTGGGTAAAAGTTGGAGTAACTATCGATGGAGTTGAGTACATTGATTACCTTCCTATCATGAACACTTCAGGTAGACCACGTTCTATTAAGTTAGATCAGATTACTAGCTTCGATGTAAACACATCTATTCAACGATCAACTGTTAAGGCATTAGCTTTACACGGTCTAGGTTTATCTGTGTATGCTGGTGAAGATTTAATTGATACATCTCCTGTTGTAAAGCAAGTAGTTAAGACACTAACCATTGAAGATGACAATTGGCAAAAGGTTTTAGCTTGGATATCAGACAACAAGGAACTAGGATTGAGAACATTAATTGATACATTATCTAAGAAGTACAAGGTTACAGATGGAGCAGTTAAGGAAATAACCAAGCACCTTAAAACCTTAGCCTGATGATACTAGATGAGATTCAAAATCCTAAGACAGAAATCTTAGACAAGCTAAGAGAAGATAAACATTACTATGGTACGTTTGGTAGAAACTATTTATCTAATTCAGATATAGGAGCTCTACTTAACAATCCATTGCAGTTCAGAAAGGATAAGGAAGCTACTGCAGCTATGATGTTGGGTAGGTATTTTCACACTGAACTATTAGAACCACAGAAACTAAAAGATTTCAAGATAGTAGATGCATCGACACGTAACACTAAGAAGTATAAGGAACTAGGTGAGCCTGGTCTTTTATCTAAAGAAGTAGATATGTTGTCGGCCATGGCTAAAGCTATTAGAATGAATTTAGTTTTCTATGATATGATTTATGAACCAGGAAATCAGTTTGAACAGCCAGCGATAGCCGAGATAGCAGGCCAACAATGGAAAGGTAAAGCTGACATCATAGGATCTGAATATATTATAGATTTAAAAACGACTTCAGTTATAGAGGATTTCAAATACTCTGCACGCAAATATAATTATGACAGCCAAGCATGGTTATATCAACAGCTTTTTGGTAAGCCATTGGTATTCATAGTGGTTGAAAAACATAGTTGCAAGACAGGATTATTTGATTGCTCTGAAGATTTCCTCGAATACGGAAAACAAAAAGTATTCAAAGCGATTGAGGTATATGAAAAGTTCTTTGGAAAGAATCCAACAGAAGATATAACTCAGTATTTTATTAACCAAACCTTATAAATTTATATTATGGCACTAATTATTCAACATTACATTGATTTAACAAAAGTGGACAAAACAAGATTAGTTGATGGAACGAAGCTTCAGATTACTTCTGTAGTAGATGACGCAACTAAATTTGGGAACAACGTGGGAACATACGAGTCTATGTCGAAAGAAGAAAAAGACTCAGGTAGAAAACGAAACTACGTTGGAAATGGTAGAGTAGTATGGACTGACGGTGTAGTTAAATTAGCTGAAAAAGATGAAGCTAAAGCTGCTCCTAAGAAAACAGAAGCTGACCTACCGTTTTAGTAATTAATTAAGAAGGGGGTGGCCGTCATATCTCAATAAGATATAATTTTTAAGTTTACACCTTGGCTGCCCTCTTTTTTATTTGTAAGTATGAGAGTTACAATATTTAAGAGCATTAAAGAGACATCTGTTCCCTTCTATCGAGACGTTGGAATTATCTTGAACAGAATAAAAGAGGGGAAGAGTAAGGATATAATATTAAAAGTACGAGACGAAAAAGATAAAGAAAAAAGAAATTTCATAAAGCAATCCTTACCAGCTATATGTTTTAGCGGAGAGTTTTCAAACCGAAATGATAAGTCAATATTAAAGCACAGTGGCTTGATTTGTTTAGACTTCGATGGTTTTAAAACTAAAAAAGATCTAGAGTCTGCTAGAACCAAACTAACAAAAGATAAGTATTCATATGCGGTGTTTACTTCACCGAGTGGAAATGGTTTGAAAGTATTAGTAAAGATACCTGAAGACATTGTAAACCACACGCAATACTTTTTATCGCTACAAGATTACTACAAGATGGAAGAGTTTGATTCTACTTGTAAGAACATATCTAGAGTGTGTTATGAGTCATATGATTCAAAGCTATACATAAATAAAGACAGTGAAGTTTACGAGAGCCTGAATGTAGAAACTCCTGAACCACTTGAGTACAAAACATCATCACCCACGTTTGTAGTTACAGACCAGGATGATGTGGTGAAGAGACTGAAGAAATGGTGGGAAACAAAATATGGAATGATAGAGGGACAGCGAAATAATAATTTGTTTATCCTCGCATCTGCATTCAATGATTTTGGAATTCACAAAGCTGATGCCTATTCTATTATGTTAGATTACATTGGCGGTTCGTTTTCTGCTCGTGAGTTAAACACCACAGTAGACAGTGCGTATAACAAGGTAGAGAACTTTAACACAAGATTCTTTGAGGATGTTGACACTAGGGATCACGTTAAGAAACAACTAAAAACTGGTGTGCCAAAAAAAGAAATCCGCTCTCAGCTGAAAGGTCGAGGCTTCGAGGGCGTATTGATCGACCAAGTTATAAAGAACGAAGAAGAGAATCTAGGAGGCTCAGACTTTTGGGTAAAGTCGGACAGAGGGGTAGTGAGTATTATCCCATTTAAGTTCAAGGAGTTTTTAGAGACTCACGGTTTTTACAAGTACACACCAGATGGTAGTGACAATTATATATTCATACGTATTAAGTCAAATATTATTGATTGGACCAACGATGATAAGATAAAGGATTTTATTTTAGATTACTTGTTAGGTCTAGAGGATATGTCTATATATAACTTCTTTGCTGAACGTACAAAGTATTTTAAAGAAGATTTCTTATCACTACTAAGTTACAAGGACATTCACTTCATGCAAGAAAATAGAAACGTAGCTTACCTGTATTACAAAAACATAGCACTAAAGATTACTAAGAGTGACATTGATATGATTGAGTACGACAACTTAGATGGTTTTGTGTGGAAGAATCAGATCATTGATAGAGAGTTCCATGTGTGCGATGATGTAGAGTGTGACTATTCAAAGTTTATTTACAACATCTGTAACAATAAAGACGTTAGAGTTACCTCACTTCAAACTACCATAGGATTTTTACTTCATGGTTATAAGAATGCAGGATACTGTCCAGCTGTTATAATAAATGATGAAGTTATATCTGAAGATCCTGAAGGTGGTACAGGTAAAGGTTTATTCGTACAGGGTTTGTCTCAAATAAAAAGAAACGTAACTATAGATGGTAAGTCATTTCATGTTGAAAAATCATTCGCTTATCAGCTAGTATCTGTTGACACACAAATACTTACATTCGATGATGTGAGAAAGAACTTTGAGTTTGAGAGATTGTTCAGTGTAATTACGGAAGGTATTACATTAGAGAAGAAAAACAAAGATGCTATTAAGATACCATTTGATAAGTCACCTAAAGTAGTGATTACTACTAACTATGCGATACGAGGTACAGGTAATTCATTCGCTAGACGTAAGTGGGAGCTTGAGTTCTTTGCTCATTACTCAAAAGAGTTTACACCACTGGATGAGTTTGGTAAGTTATTTTTTGCTGATTGGGATGAGGATGAGTGGTGTAGGTTTGACAACTTTATGGTTATGTGTTTGCAGTTTTATTTAGAGCATGGACTGTTAGCTGCTCCGTTTAAGAACTTACATAATAGAAAATTTGAGCAGGCTACTTGTCGTGAATTTGTTAACTTTGTAACTGAAAACAAAGACTTACTTCCTTACGACACTAAGCTAAATAGCAACTCGATTAGGATTGAATTTGTTTTACAAAACCCTGACTTCAATAAGTTATCCCACAGCAAATGGAATAAATGGATGAGGATTGCAGGTAAATATGTCACGAAAAAAGAAGTAGAAGAGGGTAGAGATAACGCTGGCATATACTTTGTATTTAAAAAACCTGAAACACAGAAACAGATATGGAACTAAGCGAATCTTATTTTTATGAAAATCTAGAAACAATTTTAGATAATACATATCAAGTGCTTAGTAAACAGAAAACCGTAGAAGACATTTTAGATTACAGTGAGATACCTATGTTTTTATTTAATCCAATGCAAGGGTATCCAGACCTCGATGTAAGTAATGATTTATTTACATTATTAATAGAACACTACGAAGAAGACGAGGAGTATGAGAAATGTGATTTACTTTTAAAAGAATGGAGACGAGACAAAAAATTACAAAAATGGAGTTTAGAAAATATCAACGAGACATAATCGATGAAGGTTCTGAGATTATAAATAAATATGGAATGCTTTACTTAGCTATGGAGGTTAGGACAGGAAAGACCTTAACTTCGCTAGGTATCTGTGAAAAGATTGGTGTAGATAGAGTATTATTCCTTACTAAGAAAAAAGCAATATCAAGTATTGAGCATGACTATAAAATGTTAGATCCTGACTTTGAGTTGCAGGTCATAAACTATGAAAGTGCTCACAAAGTGGATTTGTTTTTTGCTCCTCAATTGATCATAGCTGATGAAGCTCATTCACTAGGTGCATTTCCTAAGCCATCATCTAGAGCTAAAAGATTAGCAGCTGATTTAAAAACTTGGAATGCAAAACTAATACTGATGTCAGGTACACCAACGCCTGAAAGTTTTTCGCAAATGTATCACCAGGTGTATGGTTGTAAAGACAATCCGTTTGTGAAGTACAAAAACTTTTATAGGTGGGCTGATGATTATGTAAATAAAAAGCAGGTTCAGTATGGTCATAGAGTAGCTACAGATTATTCTTACACCAGAAAAAATGAAGTGATAGAAGCCATGAAGCCATACACTATATCGTTTACTCAGAGCGAAGCTGGGTTTAAGTCGGTTATTGATGAGGAGATTTTATATGTAGATATGGATGAGTTAACTTATAGACGATGTAACTATTTACAGAAGCACCGAGTTATGGAACGAAAAGGTACGGGAGATGTAGTGTTAGCTGACACAGGTGTGAAGTTAATGCAGAAGTTACATCAGATGTATTCAGGCACAGTAATATTTGAATCTAAAGAAGTTGCGGTGTTTGATTATAGTAAGGTAGAGTTCATTAAGAAAAGATTCAAGGGCAATAAGATAGGGATCTTCTATAAGTTTCAAGCTGAATTAAAAGCGTTGAAGGAGGTGTTTGGAGATAACCTTACCACTGATTTAGAAGAGTTTAACAATACCGATAAGAACATTGCTCTACAGATAGTTAGTGGAAGGGAGGGAATATCTTTGAGGAAAGCTAAGTATTTAGTATATTACAACATAGATTTTAGTGCTACTAGTTATTGGCAGAGTCGTGATCGCATGACAACTAAAGACCGTACACATAATAAAATCTATTGGATATTTAGTAAGAATGGTATTGAAAAGAAAATTTACAAGGCTGTAAACAACAAGAAAGATTACACATTAAAACATTTTAAAAGGGACTTTGTATTATGAAAACAGTAAATAGTATATCAGGAGGAAAAACGTCAGCATACATAGCTGCTAATTATCCTGCTGATCATAATGTGTTTGCATTAGTTAGAACAGATGATAAGAATTGTATTTTTCCAGATGCAAAGGTGAGGCAGTTAGTTAGTGATAAATTAGGAATGGAATTCATAGGTACATTAGAACAAGATGAAATTATCTATACAATACTTGATTTAGAACAGTATATAGGTCAGAAAATAGATTGGGTTTCAGGTAAATCCTTTGATGAAATAATTGTAAGAGAAGGAGGTAAGAAATATTTACCTAATAAAATGATGCGTTTTTGCACAATAGAAATGAAGCTTAATCCCATAAAACAATGGTGGTGGGATAACGTAAGGGAACCAGTTGAACAGAGGATTGGATTTAGAGCTTCAGAAATGAATAGAGCAAAAAAAATGATAGAAAGAACAGAAGAAGATGGTTTCATTCATGAAAAATTTATAACAGGTAAAAGAAAAACAAGAAATAAATGGACCAAGTTTAAATACCAAAAACCTGTTTTTCCCTTAATAACAGATGGCATATTTAAAGATACTGTAGAAAAATATTGGAAAGATAAACCTGTTAGGTTTGCGTGGATGAATAACTGCGTTGGTTGTTTTCACAGGAACGCTCTGCTCTTAAAAAAGATGAGTCAAATTGAGCCATCAAAAATGGAGTGGTTTGCAAAACAAGAAAGGGATTTAGGGTACACGGGGCAAAATGGAGGTTTTAAAAGTGGAATTAAATACGATGAGATTGTTTCTTGGAATTTACAAACTGAATTATTTGAAACCGATTTCTCAGAATGTGATTCTGGGTACTGTGGATTATAAAAATTAAATAACTATGCCTACAATTGAATTAACAGAAGATGAAGTGTTTATATTACACTCATGCGTTTATAATAATATTATGGAGATGAAGCGTATCCTCCGTAAAAATGAGCACGGTCACTCAGAGACCGCTGTTATTAAAGAAAGAATCCGAGAGCGAATCGAAGTTCTTGATAAAATAATAGGGAAAGCAAATAATGTCTTAACTTTGTAGAAAGCAAGGTAATGACCGAACAGCAAATCCAAACCAAGAGAATCAAGGAACTAGAGGCAGAAGGATATTACGTAATCAAATTAATTAAAACTAACAAAAACGGTATTCCGGATTTAATCGCTATACCACCAGGTGCAGACGTTCTGTTTTCAGAAATAAAAACACCTAAAGGGAAGCTATCAAAATTGCAGGAGTATCGACTTAAAGAACTAAGAGAACATGGAGTTAACACAGAAGTACACAATGGACGCAAAACAGATAATGATAACATTTGATTTTATTGACAATATGGAAAGAGATACCATAGATGTTGATTGGAATGATATTATATATCTAATGGAAAGACTAAACAATGACATAGAGCACGACACTAGCTTGGGTCATGTATTCCACAAAAACGGAAACGCAATATTTATTGAACTATATTTTGAAATTGACAAAGATAATTCTTACATTGTTGACCACTACGAACACATATCATCTGACCGTTATTTAGACTTAATGTTAGATGGTAGAAAGTTAGAACTTGCAGAAAAACCTATTAGAGAAATATTATGAGAGGATTTAAGTATGATTTAACAGAAGAAGGTCGAAATAAAATATTATTATTACTGCTAAAAGGAAGACCTATAACCAAGATTGCTAGTGACTTAGACATTCCTTATTCAGCTGTAAGAAGATATTTTACTAAATGGAGTCCAGAAAACTATACCAAAATACCAGCTGTATGGTATGGTAAATCAGAACCTTATCATTTAAAAGAAGAAGAGTATGCTAGTATTCCTTCATATAGTTGGGATGAGTTATCTGAAAGTGAGATAGATGCGTACAACAATTATAGGTTGTTCAAGCAAGATTAGAAAATAATTAACTTTAAATTAAAAAAATATGTTTACTTTTGAAGAAGGAATAGATTATGACTTAATGAAAAGAAGACTAACCCATAACGGCAAAAGGGTTTACATTAAGACTTTAACTCCTAGTTATGCGATTGTTTCGTATGACAAAGAAAAAAAGGTAGGCATGTTTAAAGTTAATGTAGATTCCTTAGTCCAGATTCAAAAATGAAAAAGTCAGGAGTTTACTTCCACCAGGTTAATCACGTTAACTTCGTAATGAAGGAGATAAACGACCTGACTGATGACATCTATGAATCCTTAATTGATGAGGAGTATTTTACTACCCAAGAGAAGATCGACTCCCTTATAAAAAAGCTAAAAGAAGTAAGCGTCTCGCTGCAAAAGTGATGAGTGTGAACAAGAGGCGATGTAAAAAATGCAATGAACTAAAGCCTCTTGATGAGTTTCCATCCGCAGGAATTAAAAACGGAATTAACTACAAGCGACATCAATGCAAACCGTGTTATCAATCACGTAAACTACATCGAAGATATCACAATAGAAAATGGTTAGCAGACTATAAGTCTAAGTTGAAATGTGAAAAATGTGGTTACTCTAAGGAGACACATGAGTCATTTAAGACGCAGGCTTTGGAGTTTCACCACCACAAGGGTGATAAGTTAAGAGCTGTAAGTGACATGGCTAACAGTGGTTTTTCTACTGAAAATATAATGAATGAAATAAAGAAGTGTCAGGTTTTGTGTTCACGCTGCCACATTGAAAGTCACTACTGATTTACTTTTTGAATTTAGAAGGGCTAGTAAAGCCTGAGCCTCCTACGAAATCTGATGGACTACCTGGTGCTTTTGTGCGCTCAGGAGGAGTTTCTACATCAAAGAAAAAATTATGGAAAATATCACCTTCATATCTTTCTAACTTCCTATCTCTTCCGTATGTGCTTTTTCTACCCCTCATGAAATCACCGAAGTCTATTTCACCTTTGAAAAGGTCATAAGCTTGTTCAGGCATGGTTTTAAACTTACCTGCCAATTTACTAAGAGCTCTTTTTTCGCCTTCTGTTAAATCGCCCCAATCTTTACCGCCAAACTGTTCTAATAAAATACCACCTATTTTAGCTAAATTTTCAACTTCAGAAAGAAAAAATGGTCTAGAAAATTGATCAGGTCTATTTCTACCAGCATTTATACCGTAATTTGCTACACTAGCTAAAGGTCCAAAACCTCCTATTACAGATTGAAACGTATTCATTCCTAAACCATAAAGCCTTTGTTTTTGAAGTCTTTCTTCATTTGTTAGTTCAGGAGCTGATTCCATTCTATTTTCTATCTCTTTACCCTCCTCTCCAAAATCTGATTGTATTAAATTAAACATCCCTGTAGCGGGAGCTATTAAATAAGCTAACCTCATCATGTTGTTATACTCATCTTTACTACTCAGCGATTTATCTCTAAACTTTTGCAAAGTGACAGACAGTTCATTAGCATTAGCATTTAACGCTGAAGTATATGGTGTCATTATTTTTCCGAAATTACTATAGGCATACTGTGGAGTGTATAATCTGTTGTTAGTTTGCTGATACTTAGTAACTAGCTTGTAGTAATTTTTCATGGCTTTATCATAAGCTCTATTAGGAGTCATTCCATCTGCTCTATAGTTGTTATACATTGCTTTAGCTACAGGAAGACCTCCGAAAACGCCTGCCATATCACCTACTCTTATACCTATTGTGGCTAACCCTGTTAACTGATCTAGCGTTTGTTTTACTCTACCTGGGTTTTTATCTTGATATTTCTCTAAAGCAGGATCAATACCTATTCTATTCCATCTATCTTTAAATTGTGGGTCAGTAACAAATTTTTGCAAAAAGAAAACATTGTCAGTTTGTTGAGTATTGCTTAATTCTTTTCTTGGATTAAACATATCTATAGAAGCTTTCACAATATCTTCTGTAGTCACACCATATTCAGGATTTGTAGTGGCTAGTGGATAAAAATGAAGTCCTGAAATAGCTTGACCTCCAATTAGTTTAGGATTTAATCCTAATGTTTTTACAATAAAATACCTATTTAGCGCATCTACAGCTACTTGTTCTTCTCTTCCAAGTCTCGAACCACCTAATATAGCTTCATCAAAAACTGTCATTATATTATTCACATCGCTGTTTCCTTCTTTGCCTAATAACTTTTTAAACATTCCCGTTGTATTTTTACTAAACACATTACTGAATTCGTCAGCAGCTGGAAGGAATGCCATTGTTCTTTCCATTTGAGTAATATAATCAGAAACAACATTAGTTATACCTCTAATTTTTAAAGCCTTGCTGTTATCAGTTTTAGGTTTCATGTAATCAGCCATTACCGACCTACCCGTGTATTGTCCATCAGGAGTGATTAACTCTTGCATTATAGAAACATCTTGATCACCCTCTCTTAAAGTAGGAATGTAAAACTCTGTTTCTTCTAGTGGTAATCCAGTTAAATCTTCAAAAGTACTTCTATATCTAGGAACAGCTTCTTCCCTCATGAAAGAGGCTAAATCTTCGGATAATTGTTTTAACTCTGGGTTGGCTTTTATATAAGCTTCTACTTGAGCAGGATTTATATTACTATTAATGAGTGTTTGCTTACCGTTTATCCTTTGCATGGCATATAAATATGCTACTTCATCATTAGTTAGTTTTTGTCCTGCATAATCTACATTAGATTTTTCAGATAGCATTTTTGGGTTTACACCTGATTTGTATACATATTTATCTAATTGACTAGCCATGTAAGCTTCACCATTTATTCTATCTACTTCAGAGTCTAATGTTGTTTTAGTTAAATTATCTATAGCCTTTCTTACTCTAGGACCACCTAATCTTTTAAGTTTTTCTGTTAATCTATCTATAGTCTGCCATTTCTTTAAATTCCTTCTAGCCCAAGAGTATGGATTATTAGATGCTCTAGAGTTGTATTTAACTTCTTCGCTAGTTGGAGCAGTATAACCTTTAGCTTTAAATGGTTTACCTTGGTTATTTTTTACATAGTTATCAAAAGCAGTTACACCATTTATTTCTTGACCATCTATAATTACAAAATTATTTGTGCTTTGTTGTAAGAACTGCCTTGTTTGACTTTCGGTATCCATTATAGTAGCCTTTTCATTGCGGTAAGCACCTTCCTCTATATTACCTCTTTTTCTAGAATTTTCATAGAATTGTATTTTCTTTAGATTTTTCACATCTAACTTACCCCCTTCAATAAGATTATTCAGTTCCTCATCTAGAGCTTGAAGCTCATCTAGACTCATGTTTTGAAAATCTTCATTAGTGTATTTGTTTAGATAATCATTCCATAATCTTCGTTGTTCTACTCCTATTTTAGCTCTGTTTTTACCTTTTTTCTTTATGAATTCAACTGCGTCTTTTTTTAGATTCTTTGTGATATCTGTGATGTAGGCTTTTCTAACAGACTTCTCTACTTCTACAATGGCTTTATCTATAGCGGCATCTACATCTAAACCTTGCATTTCAGAACCTGTGGCTGCATCTAAAATTTTATTCATTTGACCTTTGGTGAACTTGATGTTTTTCTCACCAGCCATACCATTGATAATATCTCTTAGCTTTTGTTTGAATTCTTTTGTAGCTTTTACAGTGTATTTCTTCTGTGCTCTACCTTGCTCTTGCAAATCTGCTTTTAAGTTTTTTAACTCTTGTACAGCTTGTCTGTCTTTACGAGCTATAGCTAAGTTAACTTGTTTATCTGTATATCCCTTTTCTTTTAACTTATCTCGTAATGATTGTCTTTTTTCTTTTTGCAGCTTTTCTCTTTCAAGAAGAGTCATTGGACCTTTTGTTACTCTACGCTTTTCAACCTTCCCCTCTCCTTTAAAATCATCTTTCTCTGTAGAAATAATATCATCTAAATCTTTATCTATCTGATAACCTCGTTTAGGCCCTTCATCTACTTTTGATGTTCTAGGTTTTTTATCATCTACTTTTTCCTCTTGCGTGACTTCAGCTTCGACTTCTTCTTGCGTAGTTTCTTGGGGAGTGACTTCTGATTCGGATACTCCCTCGACCACCGTTTCGCTATCTCCGGGTGATTCTTGTACAGGTACGCCCTCTGGGCTTGGCTCTTGAATGGCATCTTCTTGTGTTTGTTCGGTTGGTGTTTCTTCAATAGTAGCTTCTGCCACTACCTCAGCTTCTGTAGTAGGCTGTTGTTCAGCCATTCTTCTTGCTTCCTCAATTAGTTCTTGCTTCTTAGTTTCTATCTGCTCATCAGTAGGATTAGCAATACCATCTTCATTTAATTTCTCTAAAACAAAGTCATTAGTTATTTGAATGTCTAAAGTTTCTGTTTCTATGACATTACCAAATTCATCAACTGTCGTTTCAGTCTCACTAACATCCATTTGGTTTTGAGCATCCTTTTGTTTTTGAAGTTTTGTTCTTACAATGTCTCTCTCTTGTGTTGTTGTTACGTCTGAAGTTTTTTCTCCTGACTCAATCATTCTAGATATTTCAGAGTCTACCTCAGCGTCTGATACCACATACTTTTCTTGAATGGTTTTGATTTCATTTTGAATCTCATTTCTCCTTACTTCGTTTCCTATAACTTCTGGAGTGTTGTTCAGTTCTGTTGTTAAAGCAGCTATTCTACTTCTATCAGCAGCACTGTATGGTCCCTTTACATTCTTTTCATTTTCTAAAAACTGAATTTTTTCATCCAACTGAGCCTTTAATTCAGGATCATTCTGAATAGTTAATTGAACATTAGAAACCTCCGCATCTTCTAAAGTCATATCTTCTATAACACCCTTCATAAAGTCCCTGCTTACCTTTTCATTACCAATGTTATACGATGGCTTATTAGATATATTACGAATGTCAATTTCTTTACGAGCTTGAGATAAACCAAAAGGAGCTGTTATAGCAGTTCCAGGTAATCCTCCTACTCCCTCAAATAATGTTTCAGCTACATCTTGCTCTTGACCTGCTGCACCTCTTCCTGCCACTTCACTAGCTGCACCTCCAGTGCTTTCAACTCCAGCCGAAGCTCCAACTGCTAGTGCAGGTTTTCCTGTTTTTACAGCCACTTTTCTAGCTGCACCTGTAGCTAAATTTCCTGTTATACCACTTAGCAACCCTATAGTTACACCTCTAGCCGCTGCTCTATGTTCTATATTACTTAACTTTTCAGGGTCATCTAATACAGCTCTTACATTTTCTCTAGTAAACGGCTTATCCCCTAATTCTTCTTTCATCAACTCAGTGAAAGTCAAACCTGTTTCCATTATACTTGTTGCTGTAGCAATCCCACCTGCAATCGCCCCACCGGTAAATGTTACAGGAGCTAAAGGGCCTCCTGCTGCAGCTCCTGCCGCACCAGTTGATAGTGCTCCTAATCCAGTGGTCGCTGCTATTTTTGGATCTAAAACTGTGCTTAAAAAACTCGTAGTAGAAGAAGTAAATATCTCAGGTATTATGCTAGGGTTGTTGTAAACTCCTTTTAACCATCCATATACACCTCCACCTTCTTCTTTGTAAGTTTTCATGAAGTCCTGCATCTCTCTAGACGGAGGAGCTTCAGCTAAGTTTACAGCATCTACGTATTGTTGTAATTCTCTATCTGTAATTCCACTACCTTCCCATATTACATTCATAGCTTCTGGAACAGTATTGCCCTGATACCACCCTTGAGAACCGCTTCTCCATAGATCACTAATCAAGTCCGTAAATATATTTTTTCCAAATTCGTATTCTAAGAATGTAGGTTTCTCACCCATCGGGTCCATACCCTCAAGCATGACTTCGTAAGCGTCTATTTGTTCTTGAGTATAACCATCCGCTTTCATTTGAGCTAATATCTCTTCGTTCGTACGAGGCTTCGGCTTGTCTTCTGGTCTTCCTTGCGTTTTCCAAGACCCCTCTCCATAAGCTATAGCAGCTTCTTTATTATCACCAAACTCTACAACTTCATTGGACAACTTTGCTCTTTCATATGCCTTGGTCCAATCTTCTTCATTACTCATGTTTATCCACTGACCATTAGCATCTTGAAATAAACTAGGGAATCCAACCCATGAGCCATCTTCTAATTGTTCAGCTCTCATTAAATGGGTGGATGGTTCTTGGCCTTCTGTAAAAGGTTCAGGAGAAAGTTCCCCTGTTTCTTCATTTACAAATATAGAACCAACCCGTTCAGCCGCAGGTGGTATGTTGGGAAGTTCTTTTTCTTCTACAACTGTTTCTTCTTCAACCTCTACAGTTGTTTCAGGTGGCTGAGGAGTTGTAGCTTCAGGTGGCTCAGGTGTAGATGTTTCTTGAACTACTTCTGAAGATTCCGATGAAATAATCGCTTCCTCTCCAGGTGATTCTGAACCCATAACTTCCACTTCTGAAATAGATTCTTCTTTTTTTTTTACGGGTTGATCAGCAAGATAAGTGCTCTTTATTTGATTAAGTTGATCGGGAGCAGGAGCTTCTCCTTTAAACTCCATAAATAAATCATTTATTAAAGCGTCTGTATTATCTCCATAGTTGCTGACAATAGCATTTATCTTCTCTTCTGATGGTGCTTCTTGAGTTTTTTCAAGTATAAAGTCACTTATTAAATTCTGAACGCTCATATTTTATCTAAATAAATTTTCATTGTAAATAGACGAGAAGCCACTTCCGTAATATACATCTCCTCCTCTAAGTGGTTCTCTAACAAAGTTTAGCATTTCTTGGTATGTTTCAGCGTTTTTGTTCATTATTTGTTCATCAGCTGGCGCACCTCTTTGTGTTTTACCAATAGGTCTAAATTTATATGTCTTAGTAGCTGTTCCTTCAGGCCCTCCTTTTACCGTAATCTCCATGTAAGTTTTACCTGATAAATCGCCTTGTTCGTAAGTTTCAACTTGGTCTTCTAAAAACGCATCTTTTTGTGGCCATCTCTCGAAAGCTGTAGCAAAAGAATTTTTATTAGATACGTCATCTCCTGCTACTGTTAAACTAAAACTTGGTTTATTAGGGTTGTATATTTTTATGTTGTCAATGATAGAACCTCCAGCTCCCCCAGGAGACGTTCTGCCTGTTCTAGTTCCAGTTGGGTTAATTGGACCACCCGTTAATGGATCGTAGTTAACTACTGTTTGAAGTTCATCTACGAAATTACCTATTCCAGATGCTATGTTAGTTGTGTTGGCAGTTGGGTTTATGTCAAATCCAAGTTTATCAAAAAGACCTACTCTTTCTGTTTCGGTTAACTTCCTTACTACACCTCTTGTTCCTGTGTAATCATACTCACCTGCTTCTATTTCTGCAATAAATGTAGGGTCTCCTTTAAGAGCTTCCCTACCTTTTTTAACACCTTGTGTTTGCTTTGTTCTAGTATTATATCCTTTAGGATCAATGTATAAAAATAAATCTGCTAAATCATTGTTGATGGCATCATTACTTTGTCCTGTAAATTCACCTACATTTAAAACATCAAAATCACCTGTAGCTTTTTTAAGTATGATTCTTTCAGGGGTGACTCTATAAGATATTATCTGATCATCTGTTTTAGTTACGCCATTAAGATTATAAGCATCTATTACTTTTGACCATTCTTCTTCATTTCCAGCACGTAATTGCATAGCTAATCTAATATCAGCCGCTAATACTTCTTTTTCACTCATTCCTTTTGCAAACGACCTGTCATAAGTTACGTTTTTACTGTACCCCATTTGGCTTCTTACGTCACCTTCTAATGTTGTTTTTAGTAAATCTTTTTGTTTGTCGGTTAACTCACCTTCGAATACAGATGTCTGTTTATTGGAAACCATTTTTATGCCATTCTCAGGGTCTCTTCCGTTCAAAGCAAACTCACCTGAAGCAACACCATCCACATAAAAGAACCACGGATTTCCATCGGGAGCCATTGTCTCTCCTGTTAGAGCTGCGACAGCTACATTTGGTTGAGCCATAACAGCACTATATGATGAATTTATAGCGTTATTATAAACTTCTTGAAAAGTTTTACCACCTGGGGTTCTCCGAGCATTATACTCTAAAGCTAGACCAGAAAATGTTGTAACAGCTCCATTCGTTTTGTTTTTTATTTCAGTATTTATTTTTTCGATTGGAGCAGTAAACTTTTGGGTAAAGTTAGTTAAGCTAACATTGTCTTGTTGGAAGTTTCCTACGTTATTTAATGTATTTACTTGAGTAGGCACAGATTGAGTCATGTTGCCATCTTTATCGAAAGTACCCATGTACACATTTCCTGAAGGATCGAAAATTATTTTATTAGTGTTTCCTTGTGCATCTGTAGTAAGACCTTGTTGTAAATACATTTTACTTAAAAACTGAGTTTCCAATAATGAAGCTTGAGGCTTGTTGGTTTTAGGATTTATATTCTGAGCTCTAGTTACAAAAGAATTAGCGTTTTTTTCAAAATTAGTTCCAAAAGTCACTACGCTTTGCCAACCTTCCGCCATGTTGTTATTAAACCTTTTTAAGTCTGCTGGAGATTTTCCTGATTTAGTGTTTTCAAAAAACAAGCCATTTCTCATGTCTATCACTCCTTGCTGAATCATATCAGTATAGGTAGGAGAAACACCTGTAGTGAAATCCCTTAATGACTCAGTAGCTGCATAAAAACTTTTGTCCGCTGCTAACTGTTGTTTCTGTTGTTGAGCTTGCTCTTTTAATTGTTGAGCTTGAAAAGCCTCTTGTAATTTTGTATAGTCTGGGGCATCAGCTGCTTGATACCCGATGTATGTTGCTAGTCCTGCCATTATTAAAATCCTAAAGCTCGTTCAAATTCTTTCAGTTTACCATTTCCTTCACCCACATAAGTCACAGGTTGTCCTGGATAAGTTTCTTGATGCCACTGTTCATAAGCTGCGAGGTAGTTATCTGCGGCTGTACTAAACCCTGGAACGTATGCTCCCTCTGCTAAGATAGAACCACCTGTTCCTAAATCAAGTCCATCATATCCTTTACTCAAGTCTAATCCATACTTCATACCAGTTGGTTGAACACTTGGTTGAGCTGTTAAAAGATTAGGATTCAATGATACACCCAAAACTCCTGTTTGTAATGGTGATGTGTTTATTCCTGTACTTCCAAACCCTCCCAATTGTGGGACGCTAAGTTGACCCGCACTACCTAGACTCAATCCCGTATTGCCTGTTGTGTTTCCTATAGTAGCAGGAGCCATAGTAGTAGAAAAGGGATTGTATTGAGTAGTAGCAGCAGTAGTTTGAGCACCTCCTAAAGCCCCTCCAGCTAACTGAGTCCCACCTACAACTAACGCATTTAAAATAGCTTGATTGGCTCTAGTGTCTGCTTGTCTAGCTTCTTTGCCTGCTTGCTGTAATCCCATTATTTCCTGATACTGCTGTTGTAATTCTTTTTGTTTGTTCATGGTGTCAATCAATTGTGACTGATCTCGAACTGCTTTATCAGCTAAAAACTGAGCTCTTCTGTCTTCTTCTGTTACATTCAACATCGCTTCATTAGTAGCTTGAACTGCTTTAGGGATATTAGCCACTCCACGCTGTCCTCCTTCTCTCAACGCCTCTACAGTAGCTGTTTCAGCTCTTTCTATGCTTTGCATTCCAGATATGTTTTTAGGAACTGTTACTGCTTCAAGTTTGTTTATGAATTCTATGTCATCTAATTTATCTTTAGCTATACCTAGTTGAGTTTCAAAATTTTGAAGGTCACTAGCTGCATTCATTTTTTGAAGAGCTGAACCCGCAAGCTGAACCCCTGCTGCAATTAACATTGGGTTGACTGCCATTAGGACATTACTATCTGTATTAAAAAATAAATCTGTAAAAAATAAAAGATAAAATAAAAAGAAGTTGAAAATATATTTATACATGTGAGTACAGTTTTTACAAAGATACTAAATTAAGGATAACTCTTAAATATTTCTGAATTTACAGCAAATAGTTCTGACTTGTCATTACTTAGGTTAGTCAATGTAACTTCTGCGTAGTGACCTCTTAAACCATATGACTCCACTTCTGGATTCTTAGCTACAAATATGAAGTTACCTACAGCAGGAGTATTAGAAGGGTTAGTTATCTCTATGTATTGCGGTAATGAATTTCTATTAATAGCAGTAATAACGCCTATTTCAAATAAAGTTCCAGCTGCATCATAATAAGCTACGTCTCCTACAGCATTACCTGTACTAAAAGCACTAATCAATGGGTTGATTGGATTATTTAAGTCAAATGCAAATTCTATTCTTACAGGGTTACCCGCTATGACATTACTCGCACTACCTACACCTTGAGTCGATATTTGGGACCAATCTATATTCAATCCTGTTTCCGTAGCATCTCGTCTAACATTAGCATAGTATGATCCTTCTTTTAGTACAAAATATGTATTCTCAATACTACCTGTGTGTAAGTCGCTCACCAACTCAGCGGTCCATTGCTGTAAACTTTCTAACTCTAAAGTCTTAAACATCTTTGCTTCTGTGGGCTCATCATTGAAAACAAACCTTACAGAGGACTCTACCGCAGCAGCTCCATAATAAGAGTTTCTAACAGAATTAGAATAATGTTTCCATGGCTTACCTTGATAAAAAGTATAAAACACACTATTCATGCCAAGCATCCACTCTGGATAGTAAGAATGAAAAGATGTCCATCCTCTTGCTGTTGGATCAAAACTTACTGTTACTTCACTCATTTTAAATTATTTATACTGTTCACACTCATCATTTATGGACAAGTGAATATGTCTACAATTATACCTTTATCGTCTATTAACAGTGCTCTATTGGTAGCGGGGTCTGTTGATATGCCTACTTGCTTATACCAGTTGTAACCTCCTTTAAATGTTAACGTATCGGCAGTTCCATCTTTACCTTCCACAGGAACGAACACTGTATCTCCTACTAGAGGGTCATCATTAGCTCCGCTATAAAAGAACACAGTAGCAGTTGGAGTAATACCACAAGCTGATGTACTATCATAACCAAATTGCTCACCATCCATTTTAAATACTCTAGTATTCCTGTCTACAATCCAAAAATTAAAAGGTTCTTGAGCTCCTCTACCAAAGCAGTTTTCAGCATATATAAGAGTTTTAAACACTCCTACACTTGTAGGAACACCACTCACAATACCCCTGTCTCTATCCATTTTTAAACCAGGTGGTAATTCAGCTGGAAAAGAAGGTCCTTGAAGAGATGCAGTTACAGTTCCACTTGTGGTTGTAAAAGAAGTTGCTGTTACAGCTAATGTTTGGTTGGGTTTTAAAGTAATTGTCCTGGTAGCTCCACTTCCACATTCAACATAGTTTGCAGAACCTCCCTCTGCTCCTCCATTAAATAAGTGAGTCTCACAACCAGATTGTAAATCCCAATAAAAAGCATTTAACGTACTTTCATTCGCTATATTTAAATAAACTTCTTGACCTACATAAAAATACCAATTAATTGGCATGTTAATCACAGGAGTAGCTACTTCAGTACAAGTTGCACATACTTTTGAATAAGCTACCACTCCATCTTCACCAATTTGCAAATAAGTGGCATTTGGAGGAGTAGCAGTTCCATATCTGTGTATACCAGGTGTACCCAATCTATTTAAACCATTTGGATCTTCATAAATTATATCTCCTGCGACAGGTAAAGCACCTGAACCATTATGATATCTTGTGGCATTTACGGCAGGGGCTCCTGCTCTACAAACATAAAGAGGGTCTGATGGGTCTAAAGATTCTTGAGTAGTTCTCCAATCAAAAGAAATTAAAGTAGGATTAGGAGCTGTTAATCTAAAAGCTTGGTTATCGCCAAAGTATTCTACTTCTACATCATATACATTGTTAGCAGATTGGTCTTTTACAAAATCTAATGTCCCAGCCGATGTAACTGGAGTTGTTCCTGTAGTAGCAACTAAATTCTTCCCTTGTTTTATGTTAACTATATTTCCAGCTGTCCCACTTGGCGTATAAGCTAAACTCACATTTCCTTCCCTATTTCCAAAATTTATTTTACCTCTAAAAGTTCCAGCTACATTATTTTCAGCTGCCGCTAAATCAAACTGAGCAGTTGCGCCTGATGTGATTTCATTAGTATAATCTACTATGATGTAAAAGTATTTAAACCCTACTCGGCTAAAAGTAAAAGTGCCCACATACTCACCTGTTACCAAAGCTGGAGTAAAAGCTGTAAGACCTGGGTCTGCTAATGCGTTAGAAACTTCACTTTCGTTATACTTGGTGTTAGTGGCTAAATAATACATTTTACCTCCTAAATCTGGAGAAAATAAACTTTTGTTTGCTGCGCCTGCTTGAGCTATTTTTACTGTAACCGTATCGCCCTGATATGGAATTCCAACTTCACTTTCTTGACCAACTAATGTTTTTTGAAGAAACAAGTCACTGTTGGGATTAAAAGGGATATTAAGATATTCTAAGTCACCTGCTGTATTGCTAGTGTAAGTGTATGTTACATTCCCAAGTATTAAAGCATCTACAACACCCGTACCTACACCCCATACTCCAAGTTCAATGGCTTCAGTCCCGTTTTGTGATAGCGTCTGATTTAAAGCAATTCCATCACAAGTAGTTACGGTAAAAGTTAATGACCTTTGAGGATTCGAAATAGGTTGAGCACTAACCTCTATAGTTACCACTTCGTTTCCACTTCCTGTGTATGTTGGGGTAGCTCCGTTTATACTAGCCCATGCTGTTCCATCACCTGTATCTACTAGTTGTACTGTCCAAGATTGTGTAGACTGAATGTCAATTTGAAGACTCGTAGCTGCAAAACTAACTACAGGGTCATTCCTAAATAAAGCTCTAACTCTACTTTCACAAGGAACCGCAGTTTGATCTGTATTTGATATTACGTATTGCTCTTTAAATGGGTCATATACCCCTAGTTTTTGAGTGGTAAAATTATCTCTAAATAAATCCTTAAAGTAATCACTCATTCCTAAGTTGTTTATCTCGAACAAGCCATCACCACCTAATCTAACTACAGCCCCTCTCTTAGCATCTGTAAAATATAAGCTGTTACCCCATTGAGCGAAACTTTCAGGATTATGGCTTATACCATATTCACCTACGTAAGGTATCTGAGTTCCTAAAACTTCTGGTATAGATGTTACTGCACCACCTCCAACTGAGTCCGACAATAAGTTTTTACCAAACAGTATTTTAGATATTTTATCTTCTTGCAGTGCTATTAAGTCATTATCCCTAGTGTGAAGCTTTTGTATTGGACCATACTCCCTGCTTAAATCTTTGTAGTTGGCTAATGATAAGTTAAACTCATTAAGGTTGTTTACGTTTGTGTTTTCAACGAACACTCCACTATAAGTTAAACTTGAAACTAATTCTTCTTGCTCATATTTTTCTATAGAACTGCTTGCTCTAGGAGTATACTTTAAAAATGGTTCAGTGTCTCCTCCTTTAATTCGAGTCGCTTCAACGCCATTGCCAAAAGTAAAGCAGTTAAATTCTACATTTTGTTGTTGAGCTAAGGTAGGTGATGCAAGACTATTTGTATTTAAACTAACAATTCCAGGTTTTGTATTAGCAACTTGATTTTGAATATTTCCTTGATGTAATCCCGCAGGCTGATTAATATCAAAAGTAAAAGGAGTTTCATAAAATATGTCAGACGAGTTTTCTAATGGTTTAGTTTCAAAAATTGGAGCTCCTAAATCATTTTGAGATATATTAAACTCTACCTCTAACCAAGTCATTTTTAAATTTACATTACCTCCTGAACCAAAACCGGATGGATTGTAGTCCTCTACTTGATCTTCTACGGCACTAGACCTAATAAACATACCTACAGGCTGTGTCCAAGCCAATTGATGAGCCCATGTTGACCAGTTACCTTGCCCCACATCTTGAGGTTGTTGATTTGGTCCGCTAGTAAATGTTTGGATGCATGAAACTTGATCAGGAGAAGGGCTTCCAAAACCACTGTAATTGGTTATAGTACCAGTAGTTCCGTTAAGTGACTTTTGAAATCTTCTAAAAAATATTCTTTTACCTCTGTGGTTTCTATCACTGTCTTGGCAGTCTCTATGAATAAACCTTTTATATATTTTATCTTCGTAAAACCACTCTTCAATGTTTTTGTAGTCTCTACTCGCTATAAATTTATTCTCATTATCTGATTCAGCTGTGACTGTCTGTCCTTGCTGAAGAGATTCTTTAACTATTATTTCAATTACAGCTCCTGCTTTTATTTCTTTGTCAGCAGTATTTGGTACAGGATTTAAACCTGAGAATAAAGTAAGGGGTTGGTTTTCATCATTAGGCTCTCCTCCTTGTGCACTTACAATACAGGCATTACTATAAAAATTTCCATCTTGAGGTATGTTAGTAGGTCCAATGCCAAAATAATCACCTGAAAACTCTAAGGGTGTGTTAAATAAATTAAAAGAACTTCCGTCTCCTGCTTTACTATGACAATTTACTATAAAATAATCTCCTACATTATAACCCTGTCCATTAGGGAATCTAAAATACATATCTAAATCATACCCTGTACCACTTGGAGGGTTATTCAAATAATAATCTGAGGTGTAGTAAAGACTTAGGTCTACATTGTCATACCACGTTTCATATAAACCAGTTGAAGCTAAATTTTGAACCTTAAACTCTTCGTTAGGAAGAATAGTTATTTTAATTCTAGCGTCAGTAATACAATTTGTATCTACCTCACTGTCCTTAACACCTCCCCTTGTTAGTTGAAGTCTATCATGAGTGGTAGAAGCTCCATAGTGAATCGGGTAATTTAAATAAGCTATTGTGTCTATATTACTAGTAAAAGATGGTACACCTCCATAAATTTGAAGATCGTGTAAAAAGTAATGATAAGTAGCTTTTGCGGCTGTCCAGTAAGTCATGCCACAACTAGAGGCTGTTTCTCTTTCAAATAAAAACACATCTATTAATCCTTGTGTATCAGATATTTTAAAGTACAAACCTCCTACTTCGCCATCTCCCAAAAAGTCATCTTCTTTTACCTCTACCTCTAAAACTTTAAATTGATAATTAGAATTGGACGGCAATCCATTGACTTGCTTCATGTATATAAACTCTCCTACTTGAACTTTATTAACCTCACTTCTTTGTATTAAAAAGTAAAAGTCTGAACCATCTTGGTAGGCTAAAGCAGGGAATATAGTCGAGTAATTGTTTTCTTTGCTTTGCTTTAGATATATTCTATATTTAGAAGCCCATGCAGGAGCTCTGTTAAGTATGCTTACTCTTAAATCGTTTACGGTTGATGAGTTCGATGGCGGAATATAAACTGTATTTGAAAACTGACTGTAACTAACAGTTGGAGTAAGAACCGTAGACATTCTACCGTAGTCATCTAAATAAACTAATCCAACTTCATAATCTCGGTCACTATGGAAACTAGGAACACCAGAATTACCTGTAGTTTTATCTACTAACTCTACTCCAAAATCTATAGCTATTTCATTTTCATTGGCATCAAGTAAATCATAACCTTGAATATAATTTCCATAAACTAATCTACTTCCAATAATTTCTTGTGCCTTGGCTTTTCTTGGAACATTATCAAACAGTCTAGAAACTTCGTCTACACTTAAAATAGAATATATCTTACTGTTGTTAAATAAAACATCTACAGTAGTATTAGAATTCCAATTATTGTCTGTTTTATTAAATGTTTCTATGACATATACTGAACCTGTAAACTCATTAAAGAATACTAACTGAACTTCTTCTACTTGTTTTTCTCCTGTTTCTATTGATACTTTAACTTGATTAAATCCATTTATCATTGATGTAAAAACCCCATCTGCATAATCAAAAGCAAAGTTGGTAGCCCCAAAAGATGTAGCTGAAAACGGAGACAAAGCACTATACTCATTATTTTCGTACCTCCATCTATACCCAAAACGTATATATTTCTCTGATATATTATTTACCGTGTTTTCTAATAGAGCGGGTATAAGCGATCCAGTTGTGTTTTGTAGTTCAATTACGGGAGCGTTTAATGGTGGTTTTACTATAACAGAGATGTCATCTTCTGTGAAACCATCCGTGGCATAATACCTGTCAATGTTTAATCTCCTAGGTTGATTTAAATTGTCTGTCCAGAATAAAAGACCACCTATTAAATTAATACCTGTTATAGTATACTCTTTGTCAAATTTAAGAACCCTACCTTTTGTATCCTTTAAAACTATACTCGCAGTATTTCCTGTTTCATTGTATTTTAATATGTAATCAAAGTCAGTGTCTGTTACAAACCAATAAAACTCTTCATTAGCTCCATCAGCAATAGCACCGATAGTAGCTGCATCAGCACTCAAATATGATAAATCTCCACCAACTTGTGTGTTACCTAATATGTTTTCAATAGATCCGACATTTGACTCCTCTGATGTAGATACTCCAATGTTTTGACCATCACGATACTGACCCTGTGGTATTAACCTCTCATCGAGGTCTTTGTTCATTATACCTGCGGTAAAAGTTCTAGTTATTTTCATTTAATCCATTTAGCTCTACCTCTAAGTGGCATAAGAATCCTACTTGGGTGGAGATTGCTTAATCTAATTTTAGCATTACGTAGTTTTGAACTCTTTTCTCTTCTAGCTCTATTTACTACGTACTCAGGAACGTTTAATTTATTATCTAATATAGCCCACTTTATGTAAGCGTACAAATAATCTTCAGCTAACTTATTAATCATAACATCATCATCATGACCTCTTTCTAAACCATCTGATACATATTCTAATATAACCAATTGGTTCTTCATGTCAGAGCTGAAGTTTATTACACCTCCTTTTTTATCTATTCTGAAGTTTGGGTTTTGATTAGCTAAAGTAGTGTTCATTCCATACTTACCTCCTAATCCATAAGTAAAATACCACTGACCATCGCAACAATATCCTTCTCTACCATCATAAGGGTGACCTGGATTTAAATATAACGATGGCTTAGTTCCCATAATTCTTTTATTATCTATAGCGGATGTGCTACCTAAAGCATTGCCATCAATGTCAAATAAAACTTCGCAGTCATCATCTTGTAAGTATGCAGAAGAATAATTAGTTTGAAAGTTTTCTATAAGTGGAAATAATATACCGTTTTTAAATAAAGATATTCTAACGTAGTTTACGTAGTCGGCAGGCAACACATATCTAAGTGTGTCACATACATCCATCTCTAATATTTTAATATTCTTTAATGCATCGTAATTTACTTCTTGTATACCTCGTTTTGCGTGAAATAATATTTTGTATCTGTTTTGCTTACTAACTAAATTTTCATCGCCCTCAAACATGAGTTCAAAGTTGTTTACAATATCTTTTAGAGATACATACTGATAATTACCCCAATTTATATTTGTAGGAACAACTCCATTATTGGTGTAATATTTCTGATCTGTCATTGAATATGCCATACGCTTATTGTGTTACTTGGTTTTGTTGCCCTTGTTGTATTTGCTCAAACTGAACCACTTCAGGCTCACGTATGCTTATACCTGCATAGCCACATATTTTAATAATTAGTTCTATTGAATCATCTAATGGAAGCTCAAAGTCTTGGTAATTAACATTAGAAGAATCAAAAACAGGATCTCCATCGGGACCTATCGCATTGTAAGTCCAATTTGGCTTAACTGGATATCTAACATACTGACAAAACAACTCACCAAAATTATCTATAGTTAGAGGGTAAGCACTTACTAAAACATCTTCCAATGTGTAAGCTGGATAATCAGATGTAGGTGTAGTTAGGTTAGAGCTATTAAGTTTTATTATTTTACCTTGACTTACTCTTTCTACGTCTCTAGCTGCTGAAGCTTTATAAACTCGATATCCCACTGGTTGATTAGGAAATATATTACTAGTTAGTCCTAAAGATTGAGTTTGGACCAAAGTTACATATGCGTGTTTTGCATCTTCAGGATTTAAAGCTGGATCTAAACTAATTACTATATCTCCTACACTTACTCCTGCTGCGGAAAAATCTGCTGTTGTATCTTCTAATGCATTTAAACCAACACTATCATTAGTTCCTTGTGTTAAAAGAGTTTCGTAAGCTGTTAATCTATTTAAAGTATACCAATCATCTCCAGTAGTAGAAAGACTTGGTGTAAAAAATGTGTTTCCTAAGTTATGACTCAAAGGCTTAGTTTCTGAAAAAATATCTATTACTTCTTCGTATTGTTGTGTGATGTCAGCGTAGTCAGAGTTTGACCTTCGTTGGTTTTTTTTTACAATCCAATTGTTTAAGTCAAAGAAATAAGATTCAAATACTTCTAGTTGTGCTTGCTCTGCAAATAAGTTAAATTCCTCTGGAGTCATGTAACCGTTATTATTCTTGTTTATTATTGCTAATACGGTATTTCTAATTTCATTAATCATTCGGGAATATTTCTTACAAAGATAAGTAAAAAAAAAGACCCCTATAAGGAGCCTTTAATTTAAGATAAAAGTTTGTTTTAACTCAGAAGTTTGTTTTCTAAAGCATCTAATGCTTCCATCCCTTCTTCAGTGTGAAAATACGACATTGTCGCTTTTACGTAGTCTTCACCGTGTTTAACTAATAACATTCTTTTTTTGTTATTTTTTAAGTTGAAATAAACCTCTCTGTTTTTTCTTCTGTATGACAACAAGTTTTCAGTAAACATTCTTTTTACCATAGATTCTAATGCAATATCTTCATTGTCTAAAGCTTCTAAGAATTCTTGTGGGTTGTTTCTAGCGAATATTAAGATGTCTCTTTTTAATTCAGCTGTCTTTACCTTGTCTACGTCAATACCTAATGCTACTCTAGCTATGGCTTCCATTTGGTCAAGTTCCATTTCTCTAGCGGCAATCAAAGCATCTACTTCATAATTGATGTACTCTAAATCTTCTTGAGCGTCTCTTTCTGTATCTACTTCCTCAAACACTATTCCATTGTCTGGGTGTAGGCTCAAAAACTTTTGTAAGACAACATCTTCTTTTTTTGTTTTTAAGAAACCATCCTCAAACACTACAGCTCCTACAATAACATGACCATCCTGTTCGTCTTCAAAAATAGACTTTTGGTTGGTGGCATATCTTAGAGCTCTATTGTAACCCTTTTCTTCGTCAAAATGTACTAATGGTTTGTGTCTAGAGTTTCTAGTTGAAATTAACAAGCTCAAAGGCGTGTTTTTTGTTTTTAGTTTATATAGTCTCGGTTTTAATTCTTGTTTCATTTTAGTGTATTTAATTTAAGTAAAAAAAAGGAGGGTAGCAATCCTACCCCCCAAATTGTATACAATTATCCGTTAAAAATAACGAAGTTGTTAGCACCCATAGTACAAAGAGCTCTTTCTGATAAGAAGTTAACTTCCATAGCATCAAGATCACTTGTTCTAGCACCACCAACAGAACCTGTTATCCAAGTTTTGTATCTTCTGTCTTCAGTTTCTGAAGCTCTATATCTTACATGTAAGAATGGTCTCTTAGCGTTTCTTCCTAAGATTTGGTCATATACGTTAGTAGAACCAGCGGGTACAAGTACACCGTTAACTTTACCACCGTCAATACCACCTCTTAAAGAAAACTCGTTAAGATATTTCCAGTCTGACTTGTAGAAATCATATCCTCTTCGGAATCCTGAGAATCCTAGGTTTAATGCCATTTCTTCGTCATTGTCAAACAATCCGTAAGAACTACCATTAGCACCGTAAGAGTTTTGAGCAGCTAACATATCATCAATTGCGAAAGACATATCTCTATTTACAAATAGAACGTTTTCTTGGATTGCTCCTTGCTTGTCTAATCTTTCGATGATGCTATCAAAGTCAGCTAAACTAGATGGAATACCACCTGACCATACGTTTCCTCTAGTTTCGATTGCTTCGAACATACCTTGAGTACCAGCACTGTTAGCAATTGAAGAACCAGCTGGGTAAGCAGATCCGTTTAATTGAGCTAATGCACCAGAAGCGTTTTCAGCAATTACACCTTCGATCATGGCCATTTCTAAGTAATCATCAAAACGTAGTCTTGTTTCATGCTCAGACTTTAAATACCATAAGTATCCAGTTGCTCCATCTTCAGTAGAAACTTCAACCCATCCGATTTGTGCAGCATCTGAACCAGATACTTCGTACTTATCTTTAATGATGATTGGCTTGTTTTCTAAGTAAATGTCTTCAGCTTCTAAAGAACCAACCATACCGTTAGTACCTTGTCTGAATTCTGAACCGTATACAAAAGCTGTAATGTTACCAGCGTTAAAACCTGCTGATTGAGCAGCTTCGTAGTAAGCAACTTCAAAAGAGTCAGCTGTACCAGCTGCTGTGTCAGCACCTACTGCTGTTACAATTGCTTTGTTTGAAGTAGCTCCACCTTCTAATGATAAGAAAAGTGTTTGACCTACTCTGAAGTTACAAGCTGCACCACCCGCAGTGATATAAGGAACAGCTGTAGACGCTGTAGCTCCATCCGCTTGTGTAGTTGTACAACCTTCGTATTTAGTGTGTAGCCTTCCTTGCTCTGCCCACTTGATTAAGTCAGAGTTAGTTGGCATCTCAGCTCCTACCATTCTGATAAAAGAAGAGATTGTTCTGTTTCCGTATCTTTCGAATTCTTTTTCGTAAGTATCAGGTAGATACTGGTTTAAGAAATCGAAATCTGTAATGTAGTTTCCAGGCAACGCAGCTTTTACCGATGATGGGCTTAACGCTGGTGCTGGAGTACCTTGCAATGTTCCTGCCATTATTTCTAATTTTTAGTTTTATTTATTCTTGTTACTTTTTATTCGTAGTGAATTTCCAGAATCTTTACTAAGAGCAGTGACTTTTAATTTTGGAGCTTGTGATGTAACAGGCTTAGACCTTAATCCCATGTCGATGTTTTTAGTAGCTTTGACATCTGCGCTGATTGCATCTGCTTTTCCTTTTTCATAAAAGAACTTTGCAAAACCATCAGGGTTAAAAGCAGCAGCCATAGCTTTATGGTAACTTTCCGCATCTTTTAGGTAGCCATCGTCATTTACATGAAGCTTTATAAAATTATTTAAGTCAGATTGGTTTTCTTTTGCTTTATTGACATCTGAAACCGTATATTTTATTTCTTGATTATTGAATTTATATCCAAAGCCATCGAAATCTTTAAAGTACTCATTTGTCTTTTCAGAAAAGAAAGCATTCCTCTTATTAATTTCATCTGTAGATACACTATTAGACTCAGGCTTACTTGGCTTTTCAATCTTTTCTTCTGTTTGTTTAGTTGACTCAACTATATTAGAATAATCAGATTTTAGTTTTTCAAAGTAATCCATCGCCTCCTTATGAACTTCTTTTTTAGCTATTTTCCTTTTCCTAATGGATGCCTCATCGTCTATACTTTCATCGTAACCAAACTTTTCTCCCATCTCAAACTCTAAATCGTCAGAGTCTAAGTGGGGTTTGATTTCTGAATAGTATTCGCGAATTAAGTCATCAGCAGGTATTGAACTGAAATCTCTGTTAATTTTAACAAAATCTTCAAACCCTTTGCCTGTTTCCTTAGCAAATTTCAAATAACTAGAAACTTCGTCTGGTAACTTCTGTGATTCATCCTGTTTATTTCTAAACTCATCAAGTGAAGTTATCTCATCGTTGTATCTGTTTTTCAAAAAAGAAAGAACGTCTTCCTCAGTCATCTGAGGTGTTGGTGAATCTTCCGTAACAGGAACTTCCTGACTTGGTTGCGACTCATCAATTTTTTCTTCTTGAGCTACTTCTGTAGTTTCACCTTTTTCTTCGGTTACTTCTTCAGAATTTTTAGCTTCTGCTTTATCCAATAGTTCTTGCTCTACTTGAGCTTGACTCTTCTCTTCAGAAGAAACTTCTCTAACTTTCCAATTTTCCATTATATTTGATTTGATTTAATTTTACACAAAGTTACTAAATATTTTTATCTTGGCTCGAACTCAGACAAATCAAAGCCATCAAGGCTATCTTCGTTGGACTCAAAGTTTATAGCTGGTAGCTTTTGTTGTCTTTGTTGAATCAATTTAGATTGCTCTGTGTTTTGTTGGCTTATTCGTTCTGACTTGGCCTCTTCTCTTTGTGTTTCTCTAGCCTGAAGTGCATTAGCATCTAAACCTTTAAGTTGCATTTGATACTGAAACTCGTAGTCCATTAGTTGCTTTTTCAATTCAGCCTCTTGTTTCATTTTTTCAATTTGAAATTGAGCTTCAGCTTGTTCTATTTGAATCTTAGCTTGTGTCTCTACTTCAGTCTTTTTCATGTTTACTTGAGCAGCCATTATTTGAGACTGTTCATTAATCTGAGCTTGTTGTTGCATTTTTTGTTGCTCGTAAGCTTGATCTTGTTCTTGCTTTTTCTTACGTTTCAGCTTTAACACTTCGTTAGCCAGCTTTATGTTCTTAACTTCTCTAATGTCAATGGCATCTTCTAAAGTTATTTGATCACGCTGTAATGCAGTTTGTATGTTAGCTTCTAACTGTGCTTTTTGCTCTTCATCTGGAGCTACTTCTATAAAGATACCAAAATCATGTAGGTATAAATCCTTTATAGAATCCAATAAGTTTACTTTATATTTCCCTATTTGATTAGTGAATTCTTCTTTGAAGTCAGCATACTCTAATAAATCAGCTACTCTCAGTGATAAAGCCTCCGCTAGTTTTTGTGATATCTGTAGATTGGCATCTAATATATGTCTTGTAGCTACGTTGGAGTTTAGAGCAGCTAACTTTTGTAAACCAACTAATGCGTTTGGATCAGGTGTAGATGCATCTCTAGCTTGGTTCAATCCGGTTACATCTCTAATCATGTTTAAATAGTGGTTGTATGAATTAATCAAACTAGCCATTTTAGCTTGGCCACTATTTGTACCTAGTTCTTGAATCGGCACTCTAGCATTATTAAACTCCCCATCCTGCGTATATGACCTACCTATTACAGATCCCGTTTGAAAGTAAAGCTTTAACGCATCTTCTGGATTGTAAGCGGCTCCTGTACCTAAATCCACCTCGTTTAATCCATCAGCATCAATGAAAACACCATCAGGAACTACCCTAGATATTACTTGCTGAAGTTTTAAGTGTGTTATTTGTATAAGGTCTGCAAAGTTTATCATTCTTCTTACTAATGACTCAATAACACCTTTATACATTCTTGGAGCTGCTCCAATATAATTTGGTAATGCTTTTTGTGAAGCTGAAGCAGGTCTAACCATGTTCTTTGAAAGTTCCCATTTCAACATCTTTGTACTGCCCATAACCATTATTCCATCATACCACACTTCAATTTTCTTAGACAATTTCTCAAAGTTTTCTGTTGACTCTTCTGGCGGATTAAAGTTATCGTCTTTTGGTATAATTCTTTCACCACCATTAGGCAACTTCTTCTTTTTGTAAACCATCGTCTTAGTTGTCTTATACTGAAAAAACAATAAAGTAGCCACATCTTTCTGAAATAAAGTATCATAGTAAGGTCGTAAGATACCGTAGTAGTTATACCATAAAGAAGACAATTGAGATATTTCTTCCAGTTCCTCATTCGTTATATCTGGTTTGATTTGAACTAATTCTGTTATTGGTATTTGTTTTACTTCACCATAATAAAAGCAATCTTCAAAAGTAGGGCTTTCTGTATAACTGTAAACTAAAGAAGCAGGATCTACATACTCTACTTTTACACCTGCACCTGGATAAAAATCATGCTTTACAAAACTCACACCTAAAGTCATTAAATCATAATTCATTCTTTGGCGAATCCTAGTTTTGTAGTGGTTCATTTCTAAAACCGTATTGATAGCTTCTTCTTCTGCTATTTCAATAGCTGGTTTATAATTCATTTGCATATAAAGATCTAACTCAGCACTGTTAGTAGGTAGTTCATCTTGTGGAGTGTTAAACATGTCTATTCCTAATTGCTCTTGAGTTATATCAAGAATAGGCTTTGCAATCATGTCAGCTTCAATTAGGTTTTGAAACTCCTGTCTCTTTTCGTTTGACAATGCGTCTTGTGCATATGCTTTAACATCAAACAACCTGTCTCCCATTCCATTTACGACAATATCTACAAACTTTGGTATGATAGGTACGGGTGTCCAATCTAAGTTCAAATACGATAAATCACCATCTACAGCAATCTCATTCTTATATTTACCTATTGGCTGTTCACCTCTTGCGTATAGCTTTCTTCTGTGGAACTCTAGCCACTGACTATAAAACCGACAGCCATTGCCGTCCCTTCTAAACCATTCATACTGTATTGACTGACCCACTTGTTGACCATACTCCATTGATGATTTAACTGAATCACTAACATCTTGATTTGGAAAGTTGGCTGGATTTATAACTACGTTTATATTCTTCATTTATTTTAAGATTGTGCTAGATTTACCTTTATTGTCGTATCTTGCAAATTTAATGCTTATTTTTGACTCTTTTTTGATAGGGGTATATAAATGCCTCTGATTGGCCATAATAGCTAGTCCTGAGCTAATTGAAGCATCGTACTTCGTTCTATTGTTTATATTAAATTTAGCCCAATCATTTAGTGTTCTATTAAAATACATTGATCCTATTTCATCAGCATCTCTGTACGTTCCGTCTAAATCAAAGCCAACGTATTTTTCAATATAACTTTCAATAGCAGCAGCATGAGCTTGTTTAATATCTTCTGATGAGTTGGGTATACCACCTAGTTCTCTTTCAGATTTAGAAAGCTTATTAGATGGTCTATCGGGCCTGTTCATACTAAAACCTCTATAGCCTCTATTTTTTAAGTGATAAAGAAGTCTAGGTTTATTGTTCTCTATTAAGATTGGCATTCCATAAAAAACACACGCCATAAGAACTTCTTCAAAAAATATCTCGGCTGTTTGAGGTCTAGCAACATACTCAAGAAAAAACTCATTTGATGGAGCATCATCCATGTTGAACTTAGTTAACCCATGTAAAGCTCCATTTGAACCTATCCCTCCTACTGTACCTGATATATCATAACTATCGCATCCAAAAGCTCCAATATGCTCATTACCTGGATATTTTACTCCGTTTTTAACAACATATCTGTTCTGTAAATGTTTTGGAGGTGTCCACGATATTAAAAACCTACCTTTAGGGTTTGGATGCCAAACTACTTCTGTGTCTTTAATACCATCCCTCCATGAGAAAGCTCCCCTTGTAAAATAATGTTGTCCAATAACAGAATCATTGTAATCTATCTGCTGGTATATTTTGTTTAAATTAAAAATAGAATATTTTGTTTCGTCTCTAAACGCATGTTCTTTTGTCCTTGGAAACTGTCTGTAAAATTCATTTAGTGCATCTCCATCGTCCCTTAGAGAATCTACTTCGTTTTTCCAATAGTCAATAACACCAATGTTTATGTACTCATCATCTACACCTTTTACTTTTTTATCAGGTGTTCTAAATACAGGGTGACCAAACTCATTTATATAACCTTCAAAGTTCCATTCCATCGGAATAAATAATGAATACAAACCACTCTTAGTCTGACCATTAGCATTTCTTTTTGTTACGTCAGAATCATTAAATAATTTCTTAAAGTTTTCTCCTCCCTTATCTAGTGCGTTAGACGTAGAACCCATCATACATTTGCCAACTATCTTACTACCTAGCCTCAAACAGGTTTTTGTCACTCTCCAGTTGTTTAGGATGTTCTCAGGCTTCTCCCACTTACCACTTTCATCGTGTACTAACAATAATAGTTTTTCACCATCGTATGAGTTGTCTGAAGTGTTTTTCCAATCTATCACTGTATCTAAACCATCTAACTTTAGTTCTTGCTCTTTATCTAAGCTTTTCCTAGTTATTTTACTAGCTGGAACACGATATGCTAATTCAGTCTTAGGTTTATCCATACCATCCTGTATAGGTTTAAAAAAGAAAGGATATCGCGTAGATATAGGAACTATCTTGTCTGTAAACATTTTTTTCGCATCTCCCCCTGTCTTAGATAACACACCTACTCTAGCATCTCTAGTTATCGTGGCTTGATTAACCGCTTCAGATGAACTCATGAATGAAAATCCAGAACGTCTGTTTTTTAAGTAACACATCCCGAAACATCTCTTATCCGCTTTACACGCTTCCCAGAATATATAAAACAGCCTATTGCTTTCTCTAAACTCAGGATAACCTACATCTATCTTGCTCCATTGCAGATACATATAATGAGATCCTGTTATGTAAGTTGGCTTGTTATTATTCATAAACCAATACCCTTCTTCTCTGTTTACAAACTCTTCCTCTACATAATTAACCCATTTGTTTTTAAAGTCTGATTCTTTCTTTTGCCAATCGAATATTGTTTTTAAATAACCTAGCTCCTTTGGCATCTCGTTTCTAACCCATTTATTATACCTAGAGTTGCATTTTTTAGGAGTCTTAGGTAAGCCGATTTTCAAACCTTGAATGTCGTATACTTCACCTAATGTACCGTCTTTTGATATTATAATAACATCGTACTTTTCGTTGTATCCATATTCCCATTTCTTGTGTTTGTTTTTTGTAGACAGTACGGTCTTCGGTATGTATTCTTCTAATACATCTACTAATTGTACAGATTCTTGTACAGAATTTTTATTTTGAGTTCCTCTCTGCAAATCCTGTAAATGTTTCTTTTTTTAATGGCTTTTCTTCTAAAATAGCTCTTTCTGACTCTATTCTATTTAATATTTCAAAAGCATCAAATATGGCTAGTTTCTTAGTCGCTGCTGCATTTTTTAATCTATCTGCCGCTAAGTCATCTTCTGCATCATATTTAATAATATCTTCTTTAGCAACCTTAATTAGCTCTTTTACAGCTACTTCTCCTGCTGAAATAATATCAGCTTTTAGTTTTTTTATTTTTAAATCGTCACGCATATTTTTCTACTATCTACTCTATATAATATTTCATCATCAATCTTAAACTCATATTCTACATCAGGGCTAAAAACAACAACATCGTCTTCATCTAATCCTAAGTCATCTAAATATTTATTTGACGTATGTATTTTACCTAATAACTCTTCGTTTTTTTCTATAGACAATAAATCTTCTTCTTTTTTTTCAATTGGCTTTATAAAACAATACCTCCCTGTAGAGTTCCACTTATTGTCTCTAAAATAAAAATAAATTTGATCATTAGGAACTAAATACAAATCATCTTTAAAATGACATGGTCCTGATTCTTCTACTCCTTTCATGTTGTAAAAACGCCTAAACACATTGTGATGGACAATAACATTATCTCCTTCTTTTACTTTTCCCTCGTATCCTACTGGGGTTTCTAATACAGTGGCAACTCTATTGGTGGCAGTATGGTCTTCCTGAGAAGTACTTATGATTAGTTTTTTGTTTCCTTTTTTACTAACATTATCATACCTCTGCCCATTTAATGGTGTTACCAAAAAGTCTAGCAATGGTTTTATTTTCATATTAGTAATTTATATTGTATTCTAGCACCACTGGCATGGTTACATTAAAGTTTTTCCACAATACAATTTCTTTTTTATTATTCTCAACATATACAGATATACTTCCATCTGATTCTTTTTTAATTACGTGAATAGTATATGTTGACAAAACAGGCTGACCTACTACATAATTCATAGAGGATTTATAGTCCGATCCAATCGAGACTTTTCTAATATATTCCATTTTATTTTACTTTATTTATTGCGTTCTAATAGCAAGTGTAGCTGGATCTGATGGAGGACCTGCCGCTGGACCAACTACATATATACCTCCTATTGGAATACCTTTAGCAGCTGCACCAGCATTGTCAGGAGCTTGTAATGAAGCAACTGCGTTGTTAAAATAAGAAGATCCAACAGTGTCTGAAAAAGCAATGTAAGGTGCTGCAACTCCTGCACTTGTTGCTCCGCTTCCAATTACTACTTGACCCGCTTGATTTGCATTAGCTCCATGTCCAATAACAGTAGCCTGTCCAGGACCAATCGCTTGTTTTCCTATTATTACAGATTCGGCATCAGCTCCAGTTTGCACATTAGCATCCATACCAATTACAACATTGTCAGAACCGCCTATCAATAAATCACCTGCTCCTGAACCTAAAAGAGTGTTGTTACTTCCAGTATTCATCACACCACCTGCAAAACTACCTAAAAGAGTGTTGTCAGCCCCTGTGGTATTTTGAAGACCCGCTTGATTACCAATAAAAGTGCTTCTTGCTCCAGTTGAATTTGCACCTGCTTGATAACCTACATAGGTTCCATTTATACCAGATTGTCTACCCGCTTGAGTACCAACTGCAGTTATAGGAGATGCTGAAGTATTCCATCCTGCTTCAAAACCTACTAGAGTAGCATCGTTTGCAGTAGCAATATTGATGTTACCAGCTGCGGAAGCTCCTACGATTGTACTTCTTAGTGTGCTTGTTACCTGATTACCTAATGCTTGTGCACCAATAACAATAGTGTTGTCACTGGTAGTTAATGCGTCAGCTGCTCTCCAACCTATTGCTACGTTTTGATTGTTAGTGAGACCTGTAACATTTCTTAACGCTTCAGTACCAATAGCTATATTTCTTATAGAATCTCCACTGTTTCCAGCTGCATTAACACCTATTGCAATATTATCTGAGCCTTGTGTGCTTGATGTAAGAGCGTTTACCCCTATTGCTACATTATTTCCTCCAAGAGTTAAAGCATCTAGTGAATCTTTACCGACAGCTGTGTTATTTGATCCAAGAGTTAATGATTCTAATGCACTTACTCCAATACCTACATTATTAGTACCTGTTAGACTTGTGCTGTCTAATGCTCCTGATCCCAAGCCAATATTAGATTCTCCGTATGGATGTTCAGCATTTATTCTATATTTACCCCTTACTAAAGTTTTAATAGCAGCTTGTCCTATTTGTATATCGTAGTCGGGTAACGCTGGACTATTATTGTCTACCTGTATTAGATCACTTTCTATGGCTTGACCAACCTGTCCTGCTAAATTACTTCCTATAAATATTTGTTTAGCTCTTAAATTAGGTAAGTCATTAGTTCTTCCCGTACAAGTAACTTGAATATCTGTTTGACCTGCTGTTCTTGATATGATACCTACGTTCTGAACTTCCTCATCAAATGCAACTGGTCTATCTACCGTTAATGTTCCACCTGTGCTAACATAAACCACATCTCCTACTGCTGGTGTTCCACTTATAGAAACAGATACAGCTTCTAATAAACCTATAAGTATTATCTTTCCATTTTGTCCATTTGGTATATCCTCATAAACTAAACCACTAGCTGGCATTACTGAATTGTTTCTGTAGTCAGCTGCCACTACTAATGGATTTCCACTTGGATTTGAATCTAAATGTACAACTGTTCCTTTTACTAATGTTCCACCCGTTTGGTTTCTTACGTCTTTAAGAACTTGATTAGGCTCTAATTCAGATTGTTCTATCCACTCAGGAGTTCCGTCTGAACCATTACTTATCATTATATTTCCAACATCTCCGAATCCTGCGCCACTTGTATTACCAAACTGAACAGGACCTACAAAAACTCTTAAAGCAGCAGCTGCATTAGCAGGATTGGCATTTCGAACACCTGAAGTAGTTATAGCTGCGCTACCACTTACACTTGTAAATTTAGCATCAGAGGCTAAACTAGTTCCTATTCTTGTGTTGTCAATGTTACCACCATTTATATCTACCGTAGCCAATGTAGATAAACCTGCAACACCTAGTGTTCCATCAGCAGATATATTGTTAGTTGTAGCTATTTCACCATTACTACCGTTAAGAGTTATTGTTGTAGTTGATGTAGCATCTTGCAACAATATAGTTCCTACATTTCCAGCTGCACTGTTAGCGGTGTTACCTGTGTTTAGTACTTCTTGTAAAGTAACTTGATCATCTATAAAATCAGCTAAAGCTTGAACTGTAACTGTTTTAGTTAAATTAGCAGATGTAGAAGTGTCTGTTAAAACTAAGTAATCACTTGCTGTAGGAGTTATATTTGGATAAGCGGTAGTATTGGATATTTTAGCCATTTTCTTTTTCTGTTATTTCGCCAGTCTTAATGTTGACAACAGAATCTTTTCCGTATTTTTTCATTAAGCTTTCTTCTATCAACTTAAACTGACTTTTTAATTCGTTTATGTCATTTATTACACTTTGTTTGTGTAACTCTATGTCTCCTAGCTGTAATTTTAACGATTGAAACTGTGTTTGAACAGTCTGTAATTGTTGTAATTCTTCACTAGTTACTTTTTTTGTTTTTTCTTTTACGTTTTCCATTTGATTAAATTTAATATAAGTTGTATTGCAAAGATAGTTATTTTTTGTCTTTCATAGTTGAACCATAGAAATATCCAGTAATACTCAAAGCTATACCTTCCGTGATACCGATTAAGTGAATCCATATCTCCTTGTTGTGCTCTGGTATTTCTAAATAAACAATGGCGTATACTAAGAAAGCAAAAGCCGTTAAACCGACCAATCCTGTTAGATTGAACATAAAGTCAAACTTCTTAACCTTAGCTACTTCGATTTCTCTTTTTCTTGCTGAATCTCTATCCTCTACCTCTAACTTGTAAACCTCTACTATCTGAGCGTGTAGCTCTGCTTTTTCTTCAGGTGTTAAATCAGGGTCTTGTGAAATGAGGTTCTTGACGATTCCGAGACTGCCACTGTCTGGCAATACATCTCCGATAACGTCTAATATTTTAGGTGCTTTTGTTTTTAAAAACTGACCGACCTTTGTGTCTTTTAATTTAGTTTTCATTTACCTAGGATTCCTTCGATGAACGTACCAAGACTAGCTCCAAAGATGGCTAATGAAGTCCAGAACTTTTTCTCTAAGCTTCTAATTCTGTTTTCGTGGTCGTTCTTTTGCTTGCTAATTTCTTCTAGCTTGGTTGTGATGATAGCTTGTCCCTCCAGTAACTGATTTATTTTTTCTTCCATTGTTTGTAACGTGTTCTGTTGTTACTGTCTTTGTAAGCAACAAGCAATTGGTTTCTTTGTTTTCCATCTGGATTGTAAGAAATGTGAACCCAGTCAGGATTGTCATCCGTACCAAATTCCCAAATCATTTGATCAAAATCCAAATTATCTTTTACAAAGATAAACAAATCTGAGTTATGTGGCTGAGAGTGAGCATCTCTATCTAGATCTATAGCCTGTCCTTTGCTATGTTGAGATGTTTTACT